TAGAAAAACGGAAGCTCCATCTGCCCTCCCGCATTGGCGGCAGGCGTTATGTAAAAACCTGGCTGTTGCGACAGTGGGACGAGTGTGGGTTCTTCAGAACCGCTCGGTGGATCTCGAATCTTTGGTCCCGTGAAGCCCAACAGTGGTGTATAGCAGACTCGCACAAGACCGGCTTGAAAGGGGGTTCCATTCACCATGACCTTCACATGCATTTTCCCTCGAATAAACGCGTAATTGTCGATCTTTTTCCTTATGTTCGCGTTGTTGAGAAACAGGAACCAAGGTGCGATGACACCCAACGTACCAAGAGGTGTGCTCGTGTTCCACGTAAATGTGGCAATTTGTGTGGGTCGTGATAGGAAAGCCCCAAGCTGCAGATCATCTGTTCCATCGATCTTGGCGACAGCACTGACAGACGAACCAGCCATGATGATCTCCCCCTCGGCATTGTCGATGAAGGTCACATTTTGACTGGTGGTCTCCAGGTGGGCTGCAGACGAAGATTCACCACCAACGTGGTCCATCTCTTCAGCCTGCAATTGAAAAAGAGTCTTATTACTCTGTGCACACGTGCTCTTATACGTATACACAGGAGTGGTATTTCCGGTAACCACTCCAACACTTTCTTTCTGATTTTCTGTGTTGCCTGACTATGAATTCAAGGTGACGGACCTGCCAAGGCCCACACCCGGGATCGGGACATCTTTGAACTCCTGTGACGCCTGCCTAAACCTCTGACAGAGGGTGTCCCAATCGGGCAGGGTCGAGTCCTCCACATATAGTGAATAGGGTTGCTCTGCAAGAACCCGTTGAAAGAATGAGCGCCGTTCATTGAACAACGTGCGCCCGTGGAAGAAATACTCGGAATTGGCTGCGCTCATCACTGCAACCATCTGGGCATACTTGTCGATTGTGCGGGACGGAACCCACACGGTCAGAGACTTCAACAGAGATTCTTCTTCCAGTGGTGCGGCGTAGGCTCCCAGCTCGGGTTCCCAACGCCACGTGCGTTTCAAGAAGGAACAGTCTGCAATGTCGATGAACGGCACCGACTGCGCCTGCTTGTCAGCCATCGTGTACTCCACACCGATGGTTGCCAGCTCTCTCTGAATGGCCGTGTGATTGAACCAGGGTGCGCTCGCGGACACACCCATTATGTTGTCATCACCGTACGTCAGGAGAGCCACACGCTCTTTGAAATCATCACATCCCTCTCGGCCGTCGTCACGAACGCCAGAATACGCATAACGCATGTACAAACTGTTGACGAGTGAGTTGACTATGACTGTGAGTGGTTGGCCCGAAGGATTGGTCCCAAAGAACTCGATGATGTCGCCTTTGATCGAGACGAGTGGAAAGGCCACATCGTGAGCAATGCACTCAATGGTCCTCAAGTCTTCCTCCGTGTGGCCTGCCGCTGCATGGACATTGATGATCACCCGAAACGCTGCCAGGATGAAGGGGGCCACCATGCGCTTGTCGAACTTGCCGTAGTCTCCAGCCACCATTCGTCCTGTTCCGAACTGCGTCAAGTACTGGTGAAAGTGGGTCCACTCAATTGACTGAGTGACGGTGCCTGGACCAGCCTCGAAGACGAACTTGTTCTGCTGCAGGAGGCGAACGAAGGACAGAAGATATTTGCGCATGACCACACTAAAGTCCACCGGAGCACCGGTAAACACGCGTGTTTTCTTTGCCTCGATTTTCGCCTCGGTGACAGCCTCGTCCTTGAGGTGCGCACTGTACACAGGGTATGCACGACGCCCCTCACTGTAGCACTGTTCGATTGCTCGGATGCGAGCCCACACTTCGTCGTCAAAGGTGACAGCGTCCGGTTGCTCTTCCGTTGGGGAGGGACGAATGAAGGCGCGCTTGGTTTTGTTCCATGGAAAGCCCATCGAGGTCGACATGTTCATACGATCTATGTACTTCACACCCGCAACTCCATTCACTGCAGCATGGTCGGACAAGATCACGAGTTCACGCTTCCACGCTTCTCCGTGCACGTTCGCAAGGCCCTGCAGAATGTCACGCGTAAAACTGTCCACACAACGCGCGAGACGCTGCTGATCAATGTCTAGGTGAGGTTGCACCATCTCTTTGACATTGTTGTAGATCGGTTCCCAACCGCTCATGACAGGAGGACCGTGTTTGACTGTGTACTGCAATTCTGCACAAACCACAGCCTGCAACGGTGTTTCTGTGACGCGAGAGCGTGCCTTCGGTAGAGCACCTGGCAACATTCCGTACACATTCGCGACACCATGCTTGAGAAAGCGCGTGATACTCTTGGCATGTGGTGGTAACAAGGTCGGCTCCTCTCCGTTAAGAGAGAACATTGGCTGTCCACCACCCGACACACAGGTTTTACCCAGAAGCTTATTCAGCTGTTCTGGAGTAACTCGCGGGAAACCTGCAGTCGTACCACGTCCAATGATGTGGAATCCAACAATGACCGGACCCATAGGCGTCATGGCGACTCCAAGGGAGCCACACAATCCAACCCGAGTAGGTTCATTTCCCACACCAAGGTAAACGTCCATGTTTCGCCCAAGTGCTTCAATCCGCATGTTCTCGTACATCGCGCACTTGAACAGATCAGTGTACACGACACCTCCATCATTTTCTCGGCGAACACTCACCATGTGCGTGAACGGGATGTGGGTTTTGTTCCAGAACTTTGTGATGTCCTTCCGTGGCGGAACGCCTGCAATCTCCAACGAGACCAGGTCCACCTCATCCAGTTGGACCAACTCGTCAGTGTGAAACGTCACCGTGACGTTGGATGAAAGCCCACCACCGTCACTGGACACGAACAGAGTCAGACTGTAACCCCCTTCGACCCTACAACAGTGCTTGTTCCACACTAGTCGTTGGCCCCTGATGAAAACAGCTTTCGTACGAAAACGGGAAACACCACATTGTGAAACAAGTTCGATCATGACACAGTTTGCGGCAAACATGTCTCGGACTTGAGCAGCAGTTGCATTCACGAGTGACTGACTTGCGAGTGGCAGGTCAAACCGTGACAACTCCACAGTGTTCTTGTACCACACATTTTCCGATTCAGATTTTGCTAAGTCAGCCTCAGTCGTCCCAAAAGTGTTGCCTTCCAGTGTGAATTCCTCTTCTTCCGAGTCGGCCTGAGTTTGTCGGACACCGTTGTCCGATTCCCC